CTACGGAGTCAAGCCCCTTGGCAGAAAAAGCGTCGGCGAGCATGAGCTCAGCTACCGCCTTGGAAGGCGGCAATCAGCGGGCAGGAAACCTTGCCCTGGCCCAGGTGGCAGGCCTGGACCAGGCCGGACAGTGCCTCCTCCATGCGAGAAAGCTCCGCGAGTTTTTGGTGGATGTCGGCTAGCTTCGACTCCGCCAAGGCGCTGGCCTCCTTGCAGTGCGCGCCGTCTTCAAGCCGCAGCAGTTCCCCCACCTCATCTAAACTGAACCCGAGGCTCTGTGCGCTCTTCACGAAGCGCAGTCGTTCCACATCGGCGGAGCCGTAGCGCCGGATGGCGCCGTCGCGCCTTGGCGGCTCGGGCACTAAGCCCTTGCGTTGGTAAAACCTGATCGTCTCGACGCCGACGCCCGCGAAGGCGGCGAGCTCGCCGATGGTGAGGTTGTCCTTCTTGCCGTCCATGCGCATCTCCGTATTCAACTACGGAGTAGCTTACCGGCATGAGGCGGGTCGCGCCAGCCTGGGTCAAGCAGGATGTAATCGCGGGCTCAGAGATCGTCTGCTTTGGGTTGCGAGTTGGACATCCTTCCGTCAGAGCGGACGAGAGGACCTGCCGCAGTCCAGTTATCCAGCACTCAAACTGGAGTTGTGACTGAATGCATCGAATCGAACCCCTCAGTTCAGTCAAGCCCTTGATGAAGGCTCACAGGCACAAAATCGCCCGCTGCTCATCCCACAGCAGGGGTGTGCCCGAAGCCAAGTCGAACAGCGTGACATGGTCCGGTAATGATTCGTCCAGGATGGCAGCCACGATGTCCGGCGCGAGAGTGGTGAGGTTCACCATCCGGCTGAGGTAGGCCCTGTCCATCCCCTCCATCTCGGCCACCTCGGCCAGATTCCGTGCCTTGCCCGACTCCAGGATGGCCAGCCATCGATAGCCCCGGACCAGGGCCTGTTGCATCGGTGTGGGTTCGTTGTCCCATTCCCGGGGTTGGAGGGCTGTCCCGTCGGGCAGCGTTACGGCTTTGCGCCGACCACGCCGGGTGATCTTGATCGGAATGGTCACGTTCAGACTGCCATTGCTGGCACTCACTATGTCCGCCTCGCCAATGGCCTTGATCGTGATCTCATTCATGCGGCCACCTCGACAGACTCGCGCTGGAGGCTAGGCAGTTTTATCTCTGCGGCCAGTCGCTCAATGCCGTGTGCTCGGAACTGCACTTCAATGTTGTGAGGGGTCACCACCACCTTGTTGATCAGCAACCGAACTATCCGTTCTTGCTCGGCCGGAAAGAGCTGGTCCCAGATTTTGTCAATCTGCAGCATGGCAAGGCAGACCTGAGCTTCGTCGACCTGCGCGTCCCGCTGGGTCATAAATTGAGCCACCCGCGTCTTGAGGTCGGGCGCACGCAGGATGCGGCGCATCTGGGCCACCACGTTTGCTTCCAGCTCGATCGCCGGCAGCCGAGGCAGGCCAGAGGCGCCTGCGAACTCTTTGTTCTCGCGAGTGTGGATGTAGTACCGGTACAGCTTGCCGGCCCCCTTGCGAGTCCAAGCCACTGTCATTGCGCGACCGTCGCCACCTTCGATGATGCCTTTTAGCAGAAAAGGAATGCTCGCCCTTGTGTTGTTGGCCCGTATGCGAGGACTGATTTTCAGGATGGACTGCACGGCCTCCCAGGTGCTGGGCTCGACCAGTGGCTGGTGCTCGCCCTTGAACCAATCTTCCTTGTGCCGCAATTCGCCCAAGTAGGTCCTGTTGCCCAGGAGTTTGTAGATCAACCCTTTGTCGATCGGCTTGCCCTCTCGGACGTTGCCGTCCTGAGTGGTCCAGGCTTTAGACGTGACGCCGTCCAGGCGTAGTTCTTTTACCAGCTTGGTCGTGGAGCCCAACTCGACGAACCGCTTGAAGATGTGACGGATCACCTTGGCTTCGTATTCGTTGGGAATCAGCCGTCGATCCTTCACGTCGTATCCCAGTGGGGGCACCCCACCCATCCACATGCCCTTGCGTTTTGATGCCGTGATCTTGTCCCGGATGCGCTCGCCGGTCACCTCTCGTTCGAACTGGGCAAAGGACAGAAGCACGTTGAGCATCAGCCGACCCATTGATGTGGTGGTATTGAACTGCTGGGTCACCGACACAAAGGAAATGCCGGCCCGCTCGAAGACTTCAACCATCTTGGAAAAATCGGCGAGGCTGCGCGTCAACCGGTCGATCTTGTAGACCACCACGATGTCGACCTTGCCATCCTCAATGTCGGCCATTAGGCGTCGCAGACCTGGCCGCTCCATGTTGCCTCCGGAAAAGCCTCCGTCGTCATAGTCATCGGCAACTGGAATCCAGCCTTCGCTGCGCTGGCTGGCAATGTATGCATGGCCCGCTTCCTTCTGGGCGTCGATTGAGTTGAAGGTTTGGTCCAGTCGTTCGTCGCTTGAGACGCGGCAGTAGACGGCGCAGCGCTGGCGGCGTTTGAGAACCTCGCTCATTTGCGCGCTCCCTTTTTGGTCGCCGGCTTGGCCGTTGTTGTGGACTTGAGCCCAAAGAACACGGGGCCCGACCAGGCCGTCCCAGTGATTTCTTTGGCAATCCGAGAGAGGCTGCGGTAGGGACGCCCTTCAAACTCGTATTGGCCGTCCACCGTGGCCATGACTTGATACTCCTTGCCCTGGTACTCACGGGTGAGGAGCGTTCCAGCCATGAGGTGAAAGTCGCGGTCGAACTTTTTGTTCTGGCCCGATTCCAGGATGGCCTGGATGCGCCGCTTGTTGCGGTCTACCAATGTACGATCGACTTTGCGAAATTCGATCTCCTGGAGCCGGTAGGCGATGCGGCGTTCTAGGAACTGGCGGTTGTGCGTCGGCGTCTCTTGGCCGAACAGGCTTTTCCAAAGGGCCTTGACATCAAGCATCGACAGATCGGGTAACCCGGTGATTTGGGCCAACACCGAAGCAGGTGTGGCGTAAGGGGAGCGCATAGGGGTCATTTGGACTTCGTACCTTTAGTTGACGGGTCCGTATGAACGCTCTGGTCACCGCGATAGCCAAGTCCTAAATGCCTCTTCGAGGCCCCATTTGCGGACTTCGCGACAGATGCTTCCAACAGGCGGTTGATGCCCCTTGCCAGGAGAGATGAAACCTCATCAAGTCGCTCTGCTGGGGTCATGGAGTCAGGGGGACGGCGGTTAATTTCTTGCATTGGCAGCCAGTTCTACTTGTTCAACGATGGAAGGAAAAATTGTCCGCAGGGGGCCGTGGCAGAGCCAGCAGGAGGTTTTGGAGCCGATCGGAAAGGTGCGGAAACCTGCGAAAACGCGCTAAAAAGTTCCCTCTGTTTCGGTTTGTTGCAAAGAGAACGATCGTTCTCTACAATGGATGCCGTGAAGAAAGCCATCAACGATCACGAGCATCTCGCCACGCTGCAGGGCTACTACGCCGAGCACCGGGTTTTGCCGTCTTACGCCCGACTGATGAGCCTTCTTGGCTATGCCTCAAAGTCGGCGGTCAAGAAGGTTCTTGAGCGGTTGGGGGAGGTCGGCATGCTGGAGCGCACCCCCGATGGGGATTGGGCCCCCAGCGATCGATTTTTCGACCGCGCCATTGCGACGCAGCCGGTCTCGGCCGGCATGCCGATCACGGCCGACGCAGGTCATGAGCCGATCACCATCGATCGGTTCTTGATCCAGCAGCCGGCCAAAACCGTGCTCATCAGGGTCAAGGGCGACAGCATGGTCGACGCTGGGATCCATGACGGCGACCTGGCTGTCGTGGAGCGAAAAACCGAGGCCACGCAGGGCGACATCGTGGTTGCGGTCGTTGATGACCAATTCACTCTAAAAAAATTAGCACGAGACAAAGTCGGATTTCACCTGTTGCCTGCCAACTCGAATTACCCATTGATTCGCCCAGTCGGCAAGCTTGAGATTTTTGGCGTCCTGGTTGGCCTTGTGCGTAAGTACCCATGAGGAACCTTCGCTTTGAAAATATTTTCTCCCGCCCACTTTCTGCGTCACATCTCTAAGCCGACGCTGCACGCGTTCACGCACGCCCATCCCATCGGATCCCGCCTGAGCATTGATTGGGACAGTCCCGAGGACAGCCTATCCGCCAAGGTCAACGCGGCTATCGAAGTGCTGCAGTCCTCCCTGAATCAGGAGGACCTGAGCGAAGAGGATGCGTCGTCCCTCGGTCACGACTTGCACCTCTGGCATGACGATCTGCGGCGTGTCCACCTCCTGGGCAATGAACTGGCGAGCAACGAATTTCATGTCGCCTGTGCCCAGGATCCGGAAGCGCTGGAGGCGTTTGCCAGCCGTGATGCACGGGAGCAGGCGATGTGGGTCTTTCACACCCGTGACCACCTGTTCCGTGATGTCGAGCTGCACCTTGCGTTTCAGGCCAAGGCGAACGGCAAGTACTGGAAGAAGCATCGCATCGAGCCCGGCCTTGACCTGACCACGGCAAGAGACGGCCTGGAGGCATTCGGCCACGAGGTTGCCAAGCTCTTTGAAAAATCCGGCGGCGGCAAGAGCACCCACATTGAGCAAAGCATCCACGCATCGGACGGCAGCATTCAACTGACCATCTACGTGGAAGGTCCGATCACGGCGCTGGCGCACTTCACTGAAAACAAGTTCAACCGGGTCACCACCCGCATTGCACTTGAGACGGCCGTGGTCTACCAGCCGGCCACCGGTGTCATTGAGAGCGTGGTCAAGGGCGGATCGAAGAACCACCAGGCGGTGCTGCAACTGTTTGGAAAGCATGTGGTGGGCCGCGAGATCAAGGCCGAGGAAATCGAGAAGACCCGCTTCAGGCTCAACGAGCTGCGCGAGGGCCTGGAGACGTTTGACGATCTGTCGCACCTGGGGGTGGAGAAGATCCGCCTACGTCGTGCGCAGTTCAGGCCGCGTGAAAGCACAGGAATTTCCCTTCGGGTCGAAGCCTCTGCGGAGCAAGACCAGGATGACGCGATCGTGCTGGCTCGCAAGACGCTCACGATCAGGCATTCCTTTGAAACCGAGTACAACCTCGACGGTGCGTCGGTCCTGGTGTACTTGACGCCGGTGGATGGGCAAAAGCCCAAGCGCTTCAGTTTTGACGTGTACTCGACCGGGTCGTCCACCATCAAGAATCTCTCCGAGAAAAATCAGCCCATCGCCAATGCCGTCTTGCAGTCGCTCAACGTGATCGAGGCTGAGGAGGCTACCGTTTGAGTAGCAAGTTGGTCAGTGCCATGGGCGTGCTGTGCCACCTGCTTGAGCAGGCAAAGCCGACGGTCAACGCAGCCGCATTGCTCGGTGGGGACTACGGCGACGGAGGACATGAACTCATTCGCGAGCGCATGCTGGTGCTCGGACCTGCTCTTTCTCACGTGACCTGTCCGGACTGTGGGATAGAGATGGCCCGGTTCGTCAGACCCGTGAGCGTGGACCAGGTCCGGCTCTATTGCGATGAATGTGGGGAAGTCGATACGCGGCGCGAACTGCTGGTGACTCACACGGTGAGCCTAGCGCGCTTGGTTGATCGCTTGGCCAGCAGCCTGGGTTTGTCTTCGACGAACCGCAAGGCGATCGACAACGACATCTCTTGGCGCTTGGGCATGCAGGAGCACAAGCGCGGCAAGGCTGAGACTTGGTATTTCGCCAGGCACTTGAATGACTCTACGGTGGCCCAGCACCTGCTCGATCAAATCCGAGCGGACAACGCGACCCAATCAGCCCGAGTCATCACCACTTCTGATCTGCCCTTGCCAGACGGCTCACCGCTGGTAGCCTACGACGTCAAGAACCTGGGCGCTATCGCTCGGCTGTCTCAAAGCAAGTTCATCTTCTTCGATGAGAGGGTGGATATCGTTGTCTCGCAGGTCGAGGAGGAACCAGTAGCGCTTGGCACTTCATTGCGGCTTGTGCGTGACAAGGGTTGGGCCTATGTTGACGGCTTGAAGTACGAGCTGGAAGCGATGCAGCAGAAGATTCTGCTTGCGCTGATGGACGCGCACACCCACCGCCTGGAAGGCAATCAAATTGGCGCGCGCTGCGGCTCTGATGCTTTCCCTTTTCAGCCGGCGAAGTTTTTTGGCCGAAACAAAGAGGTCAGCGCAGCCTTCATTCATTACGTACGCGGGGACAAGGTCTACGAGTTGATCATCTACCCGGAAGATCGGACCTGGTTGTAGACGCCAGCACAGCCCCAATCAGCCCATATAGCCCGGCTCCTGTTCGCAGGAGGCCGGGTTTTTTGCTTTTTGTCTGCACGAAGTCGATTTGCAGAACCTGCCTGCCGAATCTGCAGAACGCGTTGCAGAACCTGCCTTGAAAAACTGCAGGCACTGGTTAGCGCGGCTCCTCAGCCGCACGAAACAGGGCCTTTTTCACCTTCAAGGAGATTCAATTGCACCCCTCAGAACCCGTCGTTCGCCATCTCAACCAACGGCAGCTTGCCGAACGTTGGGACCTCAGTGAGGCCACCTTAGAGCGCTGGCGCTCCGAAGGCATTGGCCCCGTCTTCCTCAAACTGCAAGGCCAGGTCCGCTACCGAATCGAGGACATTGAGTCTTTCGAGGTCGGAAGTCTGCGCAAAAGCACTTCTGAGCGTGAAGTGGTTGGGGGTGCGGCATGAGCACCGAGATGACCTTCACCCCCGAGGACGTGCTGGCCACCCCGGCCGGAACCCTGGCGCAACAACCTGCCGAACTGCTTTTCAGTATCAAGAACGCCGCAGCTGACCTGCTGGCTGCCGGTAAAGCGCTGAGCGATCACATCGATCAGGCCATCGACTTCAAGTGGGGCGATCGGGCTCGCAACCTAAGGCACGACTCGGGCAAGGACAACGGTGTTGTGCATTTCGACGACGGCCATGTACGTGTCACGGCCGATCTACCCAAGAAGGTTGAGTGGGACCAGACGCGCTTGGGCGAAATCGCTCGCCGAATCACCGAGAGCGGCGATGACGCCAAGCAGTACGTCGAGATCGCCTATCGCGTGAGCGAGACCAAGTTCAACGCTTGGCCCGAAACCCTTAAGTCTGCGTTCGAGCCTGCCCGCACCGTCAAGTCCGGCAAGCCTTCGTACCGCCTGGCCCTTATGAAGGAGTAATCGTCATGTTCTTCAAGAAAAAAACATCCGTTCAGAAACTGCGCGAGCGCCCCGAGTGGTACGTGCGCGAACTGCCCGACACCGTCTGTGTTCCTGCACTTGAGGGTCATCGCCACGAAGCCGTGACGATCCCGCTGGAGGATGCAACTCTGGACGATCTGGCCTTTGCCATTGTCGGTATCGAAGCGCAGGCAGCCCAAGCTCGTCGCGGTTTGAGTGGTCTTCGTGAACTGTACGAGCAGGCCCGCAAGCGTGGTGGCGTCGGCACCAGCACCGTATCCGAGGTGTTTTTCAGCGACGAGTATGCGGAGGTGGCCAAATGAGCTTGCCCATCATCACCGCCGACCAGCGCTTGGCAGAGCGCCGTGGCGTCAAGGGGGTTCTGGTCGGGAAGTCTGGCATCGGCAAGACCTCCCAGCTCTGGACGCTGCCCCCGGAATCCACACTGTTCTTCGATCTCGAGGCTGGTGACTTGGCCGTTGAGGGCTACGCGGGCGACACCATCCGTCCCCGTACGTGGCAGGAATGCCGGGACTTTGCCGTCTTCATTGGCGGCCCCAATCCCGCGCTACGTGACGACCAGCCCTACAGCGAGGCTCATTTCAAAGCCGTGTGCGAGCGCTTCGGCGGGCCAGCCGTACTGGAGAAGTACGAGACCGTGTTCGTGGACTCGATCACCGTGGCGGGGCGCCTGTGCCTGCAATGGTGCAAGGGGCAGCCCCAGGCTTACTCCGAGAAGACCGGCAAGCCCGACAGCCGCGGCGCCTACGGTTTGATGGGCCAGGAAATGATCGGATGGCTCACCCATCTGCAACACACCCGACGCAAGAACGTCTGGTTCGTGGGAATCCTGAATGAAGCCGTTGACGACTTCAACCGTCGCGTGTTCTCGCTCCAAGTCGATGGCTCCAAGACCGGTCTGGAATTGCCCGGCATCGTTGACGAAGTGGTCACGCTGGCTGAAGTAAAGGCCCAGAACCCCGACGGCAGTGTCAGCAGCTACCGAGCGTTCGTGTGCCACACGCTCAACCAGTGGGGATACCCGGCCAAAGACCGCTCAGGTCGGCTGGACGCAATTGAGGAACCGGACCTTGGCCGCCTCATGCAGAAGATCGCCGGCCCTGCACGGCCGGCCAGCGAGCGCCTGGACTTTGTCCGTCCACAGGGAAGTGCCGCTGAGCTCGCACCCAGCACCCCCTTGTCCACCTCTTCGACATCCATCTCTTCTTAGGAATCTTGATCATGACTTTCTTCGACTTCAACTCTGCCGCCGAGCAATCCAGCTACGACCTCATCCCCAAGGGCACCGTTGTGCGCGTTCGCATGACCATCAAGCCGGGTGGCTATGACGATGCCTCTCAGGGGTGGACCGGCGGTTACGCGACCCGCAGCCTGACCACAGGCTCGGTGTACCTGAACTGCGAATTCGTGGTGCTCGATGGCCCGTTCGCCCGTCGCAAGATGTGGTCGCTCATCGGCTTGCACAGCGCCAAGGGGGCCGAATGGACCAACATGGGACGAACCTTCATCAAGGCCATTCTCAATTCCGCTCGTGGCCTCAACCCGAGTGACAGCAGTCCGACCGCCCAAAACGCTCGTCGTATCAGCGGCTTCGCCGATCTGGAGGGCATTGAGTTCGTTGGCAAGGTGGACTGGGAAAAGGACCAGAACGGACAGGACAAGTGCGTCATCAAGTCCGCTGTCACGCCTGATCACAAGGAATATGCCGGCCATATGAATGGCGCAGCACTTGCTGCGCCAGGTGCTGCTAGTGCGCCCACCAACCAAAGTGGCGCTAACGCCTATGCCCAGGCTACTGGCCGCGCACCGGTGCCGGGTCGTCCCAGCTGGGCTCAGTAAGGGGGAGATGCCATGATTCTTCGCCCCCGCC